AGTCGCTTTAGGCCCCTCGGTGGGTTTCGCCCGATGTGGGTCACCGAGAAGGCGGCAACCTTCGGCGGCCTGGGCTTGGCGATCGTGGGGTTTGACAACGGCCCGACGATTGCAAATATCGTGGCACATGCCGCCCGTTTATTGCCGGCGTTTGGCTGATTGAGCGTTGCCGCGTAAAAGCCTGAGCGCGCCCCCTAAAATTCAATCTCACTAAAAAGGGCGCACCCGATGGGCATCTTCGTTTTGTTTCTGTTCAATTGGGTCTTCTATGCCGTGCTGCTGGTGATCGGGCTGATAGCAGTCCTCATCGCTTGTGTGAGCGCTCTTCTCGGTGCCCGACGCGGCCCGCCCGTGAGCACCCGCCAATCACGACTCGAAGCACAATGGCTCATCGAGCAACGTGAGCACGCGGCATTAAGAAGGGCAGCAGGGAAGCAGTAATCCAGAGGGCGTTCGCCCTTTGTCATACACTGCCAAGGCTTGGGCAAAAGAGCCTGCAGACATCACATTAAGTCTCCGAGCATCGATCTTTAATATTGGTTCTGAAGCAGCGCACCGCGCTGACGATAACCACAAAAAGGATCACACATGCTCGCGCGCCGTATCTATGTAGAACTCGCCCTCACACCACAAGATGCCGAAGAGCAGTCGTCAGAGCTGGAGCTTCTGCAAGAGCGCGAGGAACAGCGCAATGCCCGAATTTTGACCATAGCGCGCCGCCGTCCCTTCAAAGAAGATCGTCCACGTCGTTACTGATCGAGCACGGTAGAATCCGTGTCGTAGTTGCTTTAGATTGGTGTATTTCCGTGCCTTAGATAAGCGTGGACTTCAGCCGGGTCTCTTCTGAGATTCGGCTTTTTTCATGGCCTTTTCTGCCGTGGATGCGCGCCCGATTACGGGACTTGGCAGGTCAATGGCTTCCCATTCCTGGGTAATGCCCCGAGCCGAAATTGCCATGGAAGGGCGCCCGTATAGGCGGCTTGGCAGCTTGCTATCTAGCTAGTTAGACATGGCGGTGGGGCAACGCAGGGCATAGCAGCCAACTAACATCCGAAATGAGTAATAGGTGACTCACCTATGAGCGTCCCGGTCCTATAGTTGGTCGCTCTAATACGTAATGTGCGCGCATGCGTGCGAGTAGCACGACACAATGAAGCTTAGAAGTTATTACACGTAAAACAACGAATTACGCATAATCATAAATGACATAACTTTAAGTACATAGAAATGCGCACAGAGTCGAAAAGTCTTTATAATTTGTCTTGTGGTGAACAACGTAACAAACGAAGCGAACCACACGGGAATGACGTTCAATAATGAACGCGCCCATACACCAATCTAAAGGGTAATCAAAATGTCGAACGCTAACCAAACCATCGTTTCCCAAATCTCCCTTGAAAATGTGTCGATCGCTATCAACCGCGCTAACGACCGTTGGTCTGCAAAGACGGGTAACACGGGCGTGTGTGAAGACTTGAAGACAGCACAGAAGTTTTGGGATGAATCGCTGTGCGCGTTTCTCGCAGGGATGCTTAAGCGTGCTCGCATCGATGAAATAACGTTTCTCGCTACCATCGCTGATAACATGGGCGTGAAAGCAGTCAAGCGTGTTAGCGAGTTTCTTTCGTGCTTGAACGCGAAAGACTATTCTAAGCTTGACGGTGTGACTTCGCTTTCCCTGCTTAGCGCGATGCATGCGGGTGCTGTGTCCCGGTCTGCACTGACGTTCGCGACCACGGGCAAGGGGGATGAATCGACGTCTGATAACGTCTCGAATATTGAGCTTGTGCGCAAGCTTCAAAAGGTTCTCAATCGCGTAGGTAGCACGACAGAACCGACTCAGAATTCGCGCTCGTTCGGTTCAAATGGTTTCGCAAAGTATTTGAACATGGGCGAGATGGTTAAGGTAGCGGGGCATACAGAGCGTCAATTGCAAGTCAATGCAAAGTCACCGTTCATTGCAGCTATCGCTAAGATGGTCGAACAAGCATCAACAGAAACATTGTCACTGGTCAAGGGCGCGAAAAAAGATTAATTAAAATAATAAGTAATGGGTGACTTTATTCATTGCTGGTCACCCAAGCGACCTAACAACCTGGAGCAAACCGAAAATGACAAGCGCACAGATAGCACGCAATGCGGCACACCATGCAATGCGCAATGCACAGATAGACTCAGACTATCAACCCGGCACGGCGTTCGCATCGCACCAATTTGATGCGCGGGCATTCGATGACGAAAGTTTTGCGTCGAATTTCTTTGATACATTTAGTGTATCAATTGATAGTATCGATAGCTAACACCTAGCAGGTGCGTGATCGCCTATCTCTATCGATGGTTGATGGAGATAGATTTCCCAAATTACGGGTATCTTAGAAATTTTCACGATATTGCAGGGGCCTCGCGGTTAATTTTTTCCCGCATGAGCACCTATCCTTATACCGCCAGGCCCCGTGAATATATCGATCCTTAGAGGGCCACAGGCCGACCGCGAAAGCTGACAGGGGTAAGGATGCGTCGCCTCGTGAGAGGGCACCTGCACTCGTTTACAACCAAATGGGGTGTTCTCGCTGTGCCGGTCAATGTGAAACCCGCTGGCGACGCGCTCCGCACGTCCCACAGCCATGAAAAAGGCCCGGGCTTGCCCGGGCCTTTGACAATCCACCAATCTGCGCTATATGCTAGTCTTAACATCATGCAGCATAGGGAGCACGTCGAGCACCATAGCGCTAACTATGGTGCAAGACTGCCAGCGCGAAGTAGGCACCTCCCAGAGTGAAGTAGTGAGTGGCAATGATGCCGTAGGCCACGATGTGGGCGTAGTGAGCCATAAACCCTCCTTATTAGGGTAGTTGGCGAAAACCGAAGAAGCCGTCTGTCTCAACTTTGCAAGGGTGGTGGCAGGCGGCGCTCTTCCAAAAAAAGCACTCCTTTCGGGGTGCTTTTGCATTTGGGCAACATCTGCATTGCCCAAGACAATGCTAAACCTATTCGAATCTTTTTTCATGCAAATGCGTTGTTCACTTGCTTCGAAGTATGCCTAGCTTCGTGGAATTTTTTCTTCCATGTATAAGCCCACAAAGGCTCACAGCCGATGCACGGCTACTATCACCCGCTATCCAAGTTGTTGTGGTTGATTGCCCGCATCGGTGTGGCTCATAGCATCTGGTCTCACATCGTGCCTCTTGTGCAGATCATAAATCACGGCGCTGGCGGCCGCGCACCAGGCAAATCTGTCAAAGAAAAGCCCGCATCAGCGGGCTCTTGGACAATCTCCTTCATGCACAGCGCGAGCAGCTCGCGCTGTTTCTTGATGTTCGCTTCGCCTTAGCTCGCGCTCCCGGCGCACGGGTTTGTCTTCAAGAACGCCACCAGATCATTGGCTTGGCCGAACAGCGCCGCCGAGCTCGTCTGCCTGCGTGTGACATCCGTTTCCCCCGAAGGCGTTCTCTTCAGCTCGACCAGCGTGAGCGGCTGCCTGAAGAACGCAGTGCCTGCCTGGGCGTTGATGAAGCTCGTGAACGGCGGCTCCGTCATGTTCAGCCCGCCGGCCGTGCGCTCAACCCCCTGTTGGTAGAGGCACTCGAGCGGCGCTGCTACCGTGAACGACGCGTTGCTCTCCATCCCGCGCATCTCAGCGATCTTCGGTGCCGAGCACCCAGACAACAGCACCATCGCCGAACCGCACAACACCAACCCCAAAGCTGACTTCTTCATTTTTGTTTTCCCCGTATTGACCATCGTTTTTAGAATCCTGATTTACCACGCACCCCATTGCTCATCATCGACTGCTGCGACCGCGAGCAAGCGCTCCACCACCGCGTCGAGTGCTTCTTCAGAGGGTTCGGGTTTTACCACAGCCGGACCCAACCGCTGAACGTTCCGTAGCAGACCGCCGCCGACTTGAATGCCGCGATCGATCCCGTTGATCTGCATCGCATCATCGAGCGTCGCAACCAGCGGCGCATCCGGATCGATACTCGACTCCTCGGCCTGCGGTTCGGGCGCTACGTAAGCCACCATCGCGGGCGCCGCACCTGATCCTGAAGCAACTCTACCCTTCAGATGTTGGAGCACCTTGTCGAGCATGTCGCCGTTCATTGCGTTCGCAAACTGTTTGTAGGTGCGCAGCGCTGCATTCGGGTCTTTGATCGGGTCAACGAGCCTGAAATGCCAGCCTATATGAGCGTCAGCGAGATCGATGCTTGCGGGGCAGTAGTTGATCCGGCGCAGCAGCTCCGCGACCCAAAAGACCGTGTTGTTCTCATCGATCCCGATGCACAGGCCGGGTAGATTCGTGACCGCGTAGTCCTTGACCTCGTTGAACGTGGTCATTCCTGATCCTTGATGGCTGCCATGATCGCCGCGCGCTGGTGTTCGGTCAGTTTGGCCATGCCGCGGTTGATCTCGAGCCGGACATCCTTATCGGCCTTGAGCAGTTCGGTGCCCAACGCCATTGTATTAAGCGTGTCCTGCTCGGACTGCCCGACGATGAGCGCCTCGAGCGCCTGGTTCTGGGAGAGCCCCGCCTTGTCGGCGAGTTTCTGAAGGCGAGTTCGCGCGCGCTCCTCGAACGCGAATCCAAGTCTTACACGTGCCATGTTATGCGACCCCTTTGTTATGTCTAATTTCATTATAGGGGTCATCGAGCTACCGATTAGGCTTTCTACATTATCTCGTCTTTTTTCGGGTATCTTGGTCGAGCTACGGGAGCGAGCCATGAAATGGGACTGGAGCGTTATCAGCATCGTTGTCTCGGTCATTTCAACCGCGCTGCTCTTTCTTGTGAAGTGGTATACCAGCCGCCCGAGCCGCCCCATTGCTATGCCGGACGCCGTTGACGTGTTTAAAGGCAGCGTCAGCTCCGTTACGATGTCGGACGGCCTCTACGCGCGTTACGATCTTGATTTAGACGAAGAAATACTCCGTCGCGTAGCGGAAGCTATAGATCAACCTCCAGCCAGGCAATCGCAAAGTGACTCGCCGGGAACCGTGAGTGACGGAGACCGGCGAAGGGAACACGAGAAAGAGGCGGAGCACGATAAAAGTCCTCGGGTAGAAGAACGTGTTCGGGCAGCAGAAAGCGCACGTGAAGCGCTTGAATTTGAGGCTAAGCGTTCTGATGCAGAAGCATTGCGTGCTCAAGAAATACGGCGCGCCGCAGAGGCGCTTATGGCCGCGGAACGAAAGGCCGCCGAAGAGCACGGCGGCGAGGCCGAATCGCTATCGGAGAGGAAAAACCGCGAAAACGGACGCCCGGCGCGAAGACAGAAGGAAGAAGGGCATCGTCCGCAGCGCTCAGTCCGTGTAGGTAGAGACGCGGTTGGGAATGTCGTAGTCTCGGGCGATGCGAACACTTCGCGGCCGGAACCGCCGCAGGCGGCCCGACCGCCCAAATCTTCATCAGTGAATGGAAAGGCGATTATGCAAGGTGGCCTTACTGTGCTCGTGCTCGTAACTGCGCTTTACGTCATTGTCATCAAAGTTGATTCTGACGCTGGCCTTAAAAACTGGGCATATGGCGTGATCGGCACGCTTCTAGGCTTCTGGTTAAAGCGTTAGATTGCGGCTACATTATTTCTCATCGATCGGCTCATTAAACCCCGGGTCGTCGTTTCCGACCTTGTTCACGCCTTTGCTGACGGGGAACCAGCGGAATGCCTCAACCGGTGTGCCGAGGTCGGTGGCCAGGGCGAGCGCTTCCTCAAAGGTCGTGCTTGGCTTGAGCCACCGCCGCGCGTCCTGCGCGGTGAGCACCAGCGGTCGGCGGTCGTGAACATCGAGCATGCCGGCGTCCGCAGCATCGGTGACGATCACGAAGCCATCGCCCTCGTGTGGCTCGCCGCGCACGCTCGATAGCCCAGCCAGGAAAAGCGGCTCGCCGTCGATCGGCGTGATGAAGTAGGGCTGTTTCCCGCCTTCCTCGAGCACCCACTCATACCAGCCGTCCGCAGGCACGATCACCCGGTTGTTCTTCCACATCGATTTCCAGGTGCCGGTGGCCGCCTTATCAAGCCGCGCGTTGACCATCATCGGCACCTTGCGCGCGATGGCCCAGGCTGGTCGATAGCCCCAATGCTCGAGCCGCGGGCCGTCCGAATAGATCACGGGTTGTTTCGAGCCCGGCGGCACGTTCCAGCTTGGGCGGAAGAGATCCTCCGGATACTCGACGTCGGGCATGAGGGGAACCACGTATTCGAGACCCTGCCGTGCGCGGGAGATGCGACCACACATAAGACACCCCAATTTCGATTGAAGACTCAATCTTAGGCGCAAGAAAAACGCCCGGGGTTGCCGGGCGTTCTGGTGTGTCGTGCAGCCTTACTTGTCGTCGTAGTGACCGCGACAGCGAATAATTAGGATGTTTTCCAGACTGACACCGTAGACGAGCCGATGTTTATCGGTCAGTCTTCGCGCCATAAGCTTGTCGCCGCCCTGAAGTCTCTTCGGCTTGCCTTGGCCTTCAAACGGCGTGCGTCGGCATTCGTCGATCATGACAGTCAACCGGCGATATACGCTGATTTCGCCATGCCAATCCAAAAACTCTTCCCATGCCATCGGCGAAAACAAAACCCCCTTTGCCATTAATCGATCGACCCAAATGTTTTGCGCCGATGCCGAAGTTTACTGGCGGGTGCAGTTACCTTCGAGCGCGCTGGGCTTGCCTGCGTGACATCGCTGGACGGCTTGCGAACTGCCATATATTCGGTGGACGCTTTGCGGATTGTCGCCCGTTGTGATAAATCGGCTGACATCATGACACCGCGTGAACCTTCCAACGCCGCCATCGTCCTCTCCAAAGCCGCGGCCTTTGCCTCAGCATCCGGGTCGATAAGGTTCTCCAGGTATCCATGCGCTTCAAACCACTGCATTGACAGCGCGGTTTTCATCTCGTCGATCTCGCGCTCTAGCTTCTCACGTCGGTATTGCTCGACCTCCAGATGCACCTTCGGGAGAATTACAAGCTCTCGTCTGCCTTGAACCCGTAATTCGTCGTCAGAGCCAAGCTCGCCGCGCTCTTTGGCATCTAAATAATGCTTTTGAATTTCTTCGTCTGATGCCATAAGACCCCCGCATTTCCGACAAATCGCTGATTTGAAAGGAAATATAGCACGCCCGGTATCAGGCAGCCTTTCTTGCAAACACCGAGTAATCGAAGTCCGCCACGATGCGCTCGCCGAACCCGGGCGTGTTCTGGACGATCTGCAGGCGCTCTTTTTGGTGGTCGCGCAGGGTGTTGTTGATCGCTTCAACGAAGTCCGCGACGAACGCGACGTTCGGCCCCGACGCTTTCGCGCGCAGCCCGCGGCCAATGCGCTGACGCATCTGCACTTCAGCCTTGCCCGCGCCCGCGATGACGATCAGCCCGATCGAGGGCACATCGACCCCGACGTCCAGAATGGTGGACCCGATCAGCACATCGATCTCCCGTGCGGCGAGCTTGCGAAGCGCTTCCTTGCGTTCGACCTGGCTGTTCTCCCCGAACATGAAGACCGCGCGCAGCCCGGCGGCCTCCATCATCTCCTCGAGCGTGCGCCCGTGGTCCTTGCGCCCAACCAGCACCAGCGCGGGGAGCCCGTGCGCCGCCGCGCGCTGAACCTCATAGACGATCGCGCGGTTGCGCTCATCGTTGTGAACCACGCCGATCTCAAGGCACTTGGGCCACGGGGTCGAGCGATAGAGCTTGTGCGTCACCTTGCGCGTAAGCCCGTTGCTGTCCAGCATCTCGACGTATTCAGGCGCCGGGTTGCGCAGCTGGATGAACTTGAAATAGGGCGTCGCGAGCACGCCGAGGTCGATCAGTTGCTTCTCGGTGACCGTGACCGCTACCGGGCCGCTGCAGCCTTCCAAGCGCATGTTCGCTTCCTGGTCTTCCTTCATGAACGGCGTCGCGGTCAGGGCGAGCCGGTAGTGTGCGTTCACGCAGTGGCGCATGATTTCGTAGAAGCCGGCGCCGGACGCCTCGTGCGCTTCCTCGAGGATCACGAACTGGACCGTTGCCAGATACGCGATCATCTCAAGGCGCTTCGCGTTGTGCTCGGCCACCAGCTTCTGGATCTTGTGCACGGTGGTGATATCCGCCGGCCGCGCGAGCACGAGCTCCTTTCGCAGCTTCTCGATGGCCACAGCCATTTCTTCGGGCTTCGCCTTCGCTTTCTTGAGCTTCTTCAGCAGCGCGGTGACCTCGCGGTCCTCTGCGGCGTCGCGATTGCGAATGTAGTCGAGCATCACGCCGTCTTCGGTCCAGAGCTCGATCGACTGACTGATGGTCTGCACCATGCCGAGCGTGAACTGCTGGGAGAAGTCCCGCTCGCCGTCGCCCACGACACCCGTGCGCTCGTTCAGGTTCGTCTCGACTGCATCGCGCATCTGATACAGCAGGATGCCCCGGGTGGTCAGAAAGAGGGTGCTGCGCCCGATCCGCTTGTAGCAGATACGTGCGATGCGCGACTTCCCTCCGCCGGTGGCCACACGGGCGATGATCTGGCGGAACTTGAGCAACTTGTCTGCGACCTCGGGCTGGTAGGCGTAGCGCGGGTCGTAGCCGAAGCTGTCGACCATCGGGCGAGCCTCACCGAGCGGGGCGGGCGCTTCCTTTCTCACCACATTCACACGGTAGCCCGCCTTGATGAGCAGCGCCTGCACCTTGTAGACGAAACCGGCCGGGAACATGTCGGTGGCGAACTCGTAGAAGCTCGACGTGCCGTCCCAGCCGGTTGATTTGAACGCGGTTGTGTAACCGGCGCCTTCGACCATGAATGAGAGTTTTTCGCGCACCAGCAGCCGTGCCTCGCGCGATGCGTCGATCAGTTTCGCGTTCACGGCGCCTGCGACGAGGGTGATTGCTGTGGTCATTTCTTGCCTTATGTTTGATCTGTGGATATAGTAAGTTGTAACTTATTTACGGATCTTATTATGTCAGCTTCACCCAAGAAGTTCCAGGTCGTGCAAGGGCGAGCACCTGTTGATAGTTTTCGCCCGAACACTTGGAACACCAACTCGGTCAGCCCCGAGAACGAAGCCAAGCTCGACGAGAGCATCAAGCGCTTTGGCATCTACAAGCCGCTGGTCGTGCGACCCCACCCGGACGGCGTGGGCTTCGAAATTCTGGGCGGCCAGCACCGCTGGGAAGGTGCCATGCGCGCAGGGTTCGTCGATCTGCCCTTCGTGAACGTAGGCCCGGTCACCGACAACGTAGCGAAAGAGATCGGGCTTGCCGACAACGGTCGATACGGTGAAGACGACACCCTTGCGCTGTCACGACTGTTGAAGGATCTGGGTGCTGAGGACGTGGGCTCGTTCCTGCCCTACAGCGACGCGGAGCTCGAAAACATCATGGCTGCTTCGAGTATAGATATCGATGCGCTTGACGCGCTCAATTCGCCCGAATTGCCTGACCTCACGGGCGCAGGCGTCGGCGCCACCCATCAAGTCATGCGCTTCAAGGTTCCGGTCGAAGACATCGCGTGGATCACCTCCGCGATTGCGCACGCGACCCGCGAACAGGGCTTCACCCAAGACGACTCCATGACGAATGCGGGCAACGCGTTCGTCCATCTCATGAAGGCACACAAGTGAAAACGTTTATCGGCACGAAGATCGTGCAGGCGAAGCCCATGACGCGCGGCGCATACAACATCCTGAAAGGGTGGCCGCTGCCCGCAGATGAAGACGGCGCAGATGAAGGCTATCTGGTCGGGTATTCGGATTCCTACGTGAGCTGGTCACCCAAAGCGGCCTTCGACGAGGCATACCGCGAGACCAGCGGCATGACGTTCGGCCTGGCTGTCGAGGCGCTCAAGAAAGGTTTCAAGGTGGCGCGCGCTGGCTGGAACGGCAAGGGCATGTTCATCTACTACGTGCCGGCCGCAGCCTACCCGGCGCAGACGGGTGCCGCGAAGCTCTACTTTGGCGTCGGATCGTTGGTCCCATACAACGCTTACCTGGCGATCAAAAACGTTGACGACACCGTGAGCACGTGGGTGCCGAGCATCAACGATTGCCTGGCTGAAGACTACATGGTGGTCGCATGACACCGACCGGCTTCGCCCGCATCCCGCGCTGCGCATTCCTGTTCCCAGAGTGCCAGCACTGCTATTTCCACAACCGTGAGCCCGCGATCTGCGAGAGCTGCGCCAACGGCGATGAATTCCAGCCGGCCGACAACCTCGACGAGACGCTCTCGGCGCGCAAGGCCGGCATCGTGCGCTTCTACCGACGCGCGGGCGCGGCACAGATGCCCGACAACGTTCCCGAGATCCAAGAGAAGGACGCAGCATGAAAACCCGTAAAGACGGCATCTGGAAGGTCGCGGACCTCGTTCCCTATGCGAAGAACGTCAAGAAGCACGACGACGCACAGGTCAACAAAATCAACGAGTCCGTCGAGCAGTTCGGTTGGACCCAGCCGATCGTCATTAACGACCGCGGCGTCATCATCGCGGGCCACGGCCGCCGCCTGGTTGCGATCAAGCGCGGCATGAAGGAAGTGCCGGTCGTGATCCTGACGGGTCTGACTGAGGCGGAAGAGCGCGCGCTGCGTCTCGCCGACAACCGCACGAACGAAGGTGGCATCGACACGCTGATGTTCCGTGACGAGATGGCGGGCCTCGAGTCGCTGCTCACCGGCATCTTCGATGTGAAAGAACTTGAGTTTTCGCTCGCTGACCTCGGTGCGCTCAATGACGCAGCATTCGTCGGCGACGTCGCGGTGGCGGTCGAAGCACAGGAACTGCTCGCGCACGCCAAGGCTGATGAGGTGGGTGCGCGCCGCGTGCCACTCTGGAAGGTGCTCGGATTCAAGGACATCGCCGGCCACGACGAGATCCACTTCGTGCGCTTCATGGCTAAAGCCTGCTCTGTCACCGGATTGACGGGTGCCGAGGCAATGACGGCTTTTTTGCGCACTATCGAATAAGTAACGGGTGACTCATGAAAAATAGACACTACCGCAGCATGCCGAAGAACGTTCGGGTCGGCTGCTACAACTTCATCGTCGAAGTCCAGCCGCAAGGCGACGGGGAAGCGCGGCGCGAATTCGGCCATGCAAATCATTGCAGCAACCGCATCCGTGTCTCGCCAAACCAGAACCCGCAACAGCTGGCGAATACGTTCCTGCACGAATGCATGCACGCAATGCACCGCACCTACGGACTGGGCGACGAGAGCAAGGAAGAAGATTTCACGTATGTGGGCGCGAACGCCCTGTGCGCGTTCTGGCAGGACAACCCGCTCGCGGTTGATTGGTTCCTTCGCAACAACGCGCTGGCGGCCGTATGAGCAATATCTACACGATCGACAAGCGCTTCCACACCCGGGTCGCGCGCAGCCAGCGCGTGGTCGAGGTGGCTGAAGCCTTCGGGCTGGGCCTGGACGACAAAGAATTCGTGATCTTCGACAAGCTGGATCTCGAGGTGGCGCCAGGCGATGTGGTCTACATCACCGGCCAGTCGGGCTCGGGTAAGTCGCTCCTGCTGCGCGAGCTCGCCGAGCAAATGGCCGGCCGCGGCCAGGCTATAGCGAACCTGGACACCGTGTCGATTGATCCGGACCTGCCGCTGATCGACCAGATCGGCACCTCCACCAACGACGCATGCGGCCTGATGGGCATCGCCGGCCTGAACGACGCCTACCTCTGGCTGCGTAAGCCCGGCGAGCTTTCTGACGGCCAGCGCTATCGCTTCCGGCTCGCCAAAGCGATCGAGAGCAAGGCCGCGGTGTGGGTCGCCGACGAGTTCATGGCCGTGCTCGACCGCACCTCAGCCAAAGTCATCGCCTACGCGCTGCAGAAGACCGCTCGCAAGGTCGGCGCGACCGTGATCGTTGCGACCACCCACACCGACATCGTGGAAGACCTCCAGCCGTCTCTGTTCATCAACAAGCGGTATCGCGAGAAGCTCCACATCGAAACGTTTGACCGGCTCAACGCCGCGGCCGCCGGCGAAGCCGTGATGACGCGCGACGAAGCGCTGGCTTTGCTCCAAAGGATGCTGTGATGAACGAACAATACAAGGCAGCCATCGAGAAATCGACCCGCCGGGCGCAGGTCGTCTACTTCAGCACGCCGACCTGCGGCCCGTGCCGCGTGATGAAACCTGGCATGCGCGATCTGAAGGCGCTCTACGGCTTTGACCTGGTGGAGCTCGATGCAACGGAGTTCGCAGCCGACGAGCTGAAGGAGATGGGCATCCGCGCGGTGCCCCACATCAAGGTGATCATTCGCGGCCAGGTGACGGACGATATCGTCGGCCAGCGGTCGAGCAGTGAGATGAAGCGGATTCTGACGCAGGCGAATGTCATCACCGATGGGCTGGATTTCGAATGACACGCCCAGCTACCGCGATCGATTACAGCCCCGTGGTGGGCTCCGTCGATGAAGACGCCCCGCTGGTCGCGTATCGCGACCCTGGAGCGGGCACGCGCCCGCTGTCGCTGCTCAAACACATGTATGTCGAGCGCGGGACGCTCGCTGACTGGCAACTGCTGCACGAACTGCACTACAAGGCCGCACAGAACGGCATCGGGCCGCGGTATATGCGTCTCGTGCTGGACGACGGCGTGCAGCCGGTCGAGACCATCGGCGTGATGGTGTTCACGGTGCCTAAGCCCCTTGATTCCGGCCGCAATCAGGTTTTCCCGCACATGCGTCCGAACCAGAACGGCCGCGACACCCGGCTCATCAACGTGCAGCGCATGGCCTGGATCAACAAGAACCTGATTCTGTCCTCGCGCACCGTGCTCGACACGATGTATCGGGGCGGGGGCCTCGCATATCGGTTCAAGAACATCGGCTATCGCCTGATGGGCTTCCGGTATATCGAGAGCCGCAGTTCGATGAGCCGCTACAACCCGTTCTCGGTGAAAGCCGGGATGAAGTTCGTGAAGCCCAAGTCGGCGCCGGCGTTCGAGTCGGGGATCGCGTTTTTCGCGCGGCACTTCACGTCGCCGGCCTACGACTATGTGGCGATCAAGAACGAGATCGAGGCGATGCCGGAATACCTGCGCGAGCACACGTTGAAGGAACTGCGGGCCTTCTACTACCGCAATAGCTCGATGGAGAAGTCGGGCGACAACCGCCTGAATGGGACGAGCCGCGTCGAGACGATGGACTTGACCTATCTCCTCAAGCAGACGCAACAGCTGGTCTTTGGCGCCACCGTCTACGCGGCGTGGGTGAATCCCGATTGGGATCCAAAAACCCAGGCGATGCGCCCGCTGCCGGCGCGCATTCCGCTGATGGCCTTCGAGAACCAGGCGCTTGATGCGCCGCTGCGACTCGATCTTCTCGAGCCCACGCCATGAACCTGACCGACAAGCAGATCGAAATCATGAAGGTGGTGAGCGCCGCTATGCCGGTCGCTGCCGACCTCGACCAGATCCTCGAGCGCCTGTCATATCGCACGAGCAAGGCGAGCCTGCAGTTCTCGCTACGAGCGCTAGAACGCCATGAACTGATCGACCGGGGCGAGAGCGAGAACCGCCGGGGCCGCGTGCGTCGACTGATCGCGCCCACGGCCGCCGGCATCGCGGTGGTGAACGGGACCGGACGTCCGGCGCCAGGACCGGGTGCGCCGATCGAGTCCCAGACGCCCGCACCGCCCGTGAGACCTCAAACGCCAGAAATAGGTGATGACTTACTTCAGCCGGCTCAAGATTTCCTCCCGGAGCTCACTTTTTCTGAGATTGAACTGGATTTACCCGAGCCGGAGGGTTTTGAGCTTGAAGTCATTGATTCTTAACAGAGTTCTTGTTTAGTGATTTCGACCTGTCACTTTTTAGTAGTTCCCTCTATATATACAACTTTTCTTTTAAAACCTTTAAAACCTAAAGTCAAAAGCTAATGGAACGGGTGGAAAGTGACAGGTCGTTAAGGTAATCGTAAGGTGCGGGAGAGAAGAGCATGAAAACGAAGCTACGGGCGGGAAGGTCTGTCCTGAAAAATAAGTTACGAGTTATTTACATTTTGTGGACGGCGGGATATAGTTTGCTCCTCAAGAAACACCTCCAAGGGGCAGACCACTATGGCTGCCCCATTTTTTTTGCGGGAACTGCATCGTGACCGAAGCGAAGACCACGCCCGCGCGAAAGACCGGGGGCCGAACAGCAGGAAGGAAGTCGCTGACCGAGAAACAGAAGGCCGAGGCGACCGCGATCTGGCAATCAGGGGAGATGACCCTTGATGAGCTCGCCAAGCGGTTCGGGCGCACCGCACGTGCGATGAGCACCCTGTTCGCGAAGGCGGGCGCTAAGAAGGGTGACAAGCGCGCAGAAGTGCATGCTGCGGTTCAGCAGCAGGTCAACCAGCAAATCGCGGGTGACGCGTCGGTGATCGCGGGCAAGATCCGCGAAACCAAGGACTCGCACTACGCCCTGGCGCGCGTGATCGCCGGGCTGATCCAGCGCGAACTGGTGACGGCGCAGACGAACAACAAACCGTTCTCCAGCATCCTGAACGAGATCAAGACGCTCAAGCTGGCGGCCGAAGCGCTCTCGACCCTGCGCGCCGAGCGCTACGTGTTGCTGGGCATCGCCGATGGCGAGAAGGAAGATCCGGACGATCTGCCTGAGTTGCCGATCCATGAAATGACCGCGGACCAGATCCTTGACATGCAGCGGCGTCAGGACGATGGCGGCATTGACATGAACAGTGACGACGCCATGACGGTTCTCACGCACGACATGGGCATGGCCGATGAAACTGCGTGAGCCCGGGCTTCCAACGGTCCGATCAACGACGGTCATCCAGTCCGAGCTCGAGGCGATCTTCCTCCATCCGAAGCAGATGGAGGTGTTTCGCTCGCCGCATCGCTTTCGGGTCGTCACGGCCGGGCGGCGGTGGGGCAAGACTCAGCTCGCCAAGGTCTCGCTCATTAAATACGCGAAGGTGCCGCGCCGTCTCGTCTGGTATGTGGCGCCCTCGTATCGGATGGCCAAGCAGATCATGTGGCCGGACCTGCTCGCGAGCGTGCCGCGCAAGTGGATCAAAAAGGTCAACGAGACCACGCTCACGATCGTCCTCGTCAATGGCAGCCGCATCGAGCTGAAGGGCGCGGACAATCCTGACTCCCTGCGCGGCGTCGGGATTCACTTTCTCGTGCTCGACGAGGTGCAGGACATCAACCCAGAAGCCTGGAAGAAGGTGTTGCGCCCGACGCTTGCGTCCACCGGTGGCCACGCGCTCTTCATCGGCACGCCGAAGGCATACAACTTTTTGTATGACCTGTATGTGCTGGGCCAGCGCGGCGAAGTCTACGCAGACGCGAAGGGCGTGCTCCGGCGCAACACCTGGATGTCATGGCAGTTTCCAACGATCACGTCGCCGTTCATCCCGGCATCCGAAATCGAAGACGCGCGCAACGACATGGACGAGAAATCGTTCAACCAGGAGTTCATGGCGTCGTTCGAGACGATGAGCGGCCGGGTCTATTACCCGTTCGACCGGAAGACCCACGTCGGCAAATACCCGTTTAACCCGGCCCTGCCGATCTGGGTTGGCCAGGATTTCAACATCGACCCGATGAGCTCCTGCATTTTGCAGCCGCAAGAGAACGGCGACGTGTGGGTGGTCCGCGAGCTCGCGCTCAAGTCGTCAAACACCGAAGAGGTCTGCGACGAGCTGGAGCGTCTCTACTGGAAGCTGATGAACCAAGTGACCGTGTTCCCTGACCCGGCTGGGTCATACCGGCAGCACGCGCGCGGGGAATCGGACCTGGACATCTTCAAGCAGAAAGGCCTCAAGCACCTGCTCTTCCACAAGAAGCACCCGCCGGTTGCCGACCGGATCAACGCCGTCAACCGGATGCTCAAGTCCGCCAACGGGAAGATCCGTCTTTACGTCGATGTCAGTTGCAAGGAAACGATTCGCGCGCTCGAACAGACGATCTACCAAGAGGGTGGCCGAGAGGTCGACAAGAGCATGGGTGTGGACCACATGGGCGATGCGCTCGGCTATCCGGTCCAATACATGCACCCGGTGCGCGAACTGGTCATCGCGGGCGTGTCGATTTGATTGACAAAATAAGTAATGTGTGACTTAATCAATCCAGACAAGGAACACAGGTAAATGGCACTCACTGAGCAACAGAAGCTAAAGCAGTTCATCGCACGTCGCCATCCGGTTTATGCGGACATGGATTCCCATTGGGATTTCCTTGAAGCGACGTATGAGGGCGGCCGCGCGTGGTTCGACAAGAACCTTCACAAGTATGTGAAGGAAGGCGAGATCGAGTTCCGTGAGCGTCTGAAGCGAGCGTATCGCTTCAACCACACCCGTGAAGTGGTGGACCTGCTGGACAAGTATGTTTTCAAGATCGAGATCAAGCGCAACGACGACGCGCCGCAGTTCATCAAGGACTTCTGGAAGCGCTCGACGCTCAACGAGTCGCCGATCACGGACTTCATGAAGCGCGTGTCAAACCGCGCTTCGACGTTTGGCCGGATCTGGATCGTGATCGACAACACGAAGACGGCGGAAGCCGAAGTCGTGACGGTTGCTGATGAGAAAGCGGCTGACGTGCGCACCTACGCCTACATTGTCAAGCCCCAGCACGCGCTCGACATGAGCTACGACGAGCTGGGCAAGCTCCAGTGGATTCTGATCTTCGAGACCGCACGCGACGACAAAGACCCGATGGAGTCAAGCGGCAAGTTGATTGAGCGCTACCGCCTGTGGACGAAAGAAAGCTCAACGCTCTTTACCGTCAAGGTCGATGGCAAGGGCAAGAAGACGATTGAAGTGGGCGAGCCGAGTTTTCATAAGCTCGGTGTGGTGCCGGTGTTTTCCGCCGACAACGTGATCTCGGACAACCCCTACACGTCGCCCGCGCTGATCTCGGACGTCGCTTACCTGGACCGCGCGGTCGCGAACTACCTGTCGAACCTGGACGCGATCATTCAGGACCAGACGTTCAGCCAGCTAGTGA